CAGAAACAATATGTTTCATATTAAAACAAGAATCAAACCATCGACCGTTTACATTGTTCCATCCTTTACCTCCGGTACTAGTATAAGTAGTACCTGTTGACCCTTCTCCATTTAAAGTTCCTTGATTATTACCATATTCCATACCACTAAAATAAAATACAGGTTGTGTAAGCCATACAATCTCTGTACCTCCTGCACCTGTAACCCATTTTTCAGCTTGACCATCATATATTAAAGTATTTCCTGCAGCAGGTGTGTTACTTGATAAATCAACGTCTTTTAAATCCCCTAAATTAGTAGTTACTTCGGTAAGATATCCTTGAGCTGTTATCCAAGATAATATATCTGTATAAGGGGGAGTAACGCCATCACCGTCAATATCTACAATACTAGAATTACCGATAGCGTCTTGTAAGTTAGTTAGAACATAATCTTCTGATGCGTAATTACTATCGGCGGTTAATATAAGGTTAATCTCATCTCTAAGAATTTTATCATTATTTAACAAATCAATTAAAGGTAGATTATCGACCTCATAATAATAAGGGTCGTTAGGTTTAAAAAATCTAATATTTTCTTTTATATCGTTTTCTTGCATTATACTAATTTATTAAGGTCAAAAATGTTAAGTGAGCGAACCCCATGCCCAAAGGTGTAATCTCCGCTTCCATCTCTTCCTTCACCTCCTGTTAGTGGGTCTGTATGAGACCGGAAGATTGAACAGAGTTTAACCATTTTACTTGCTCCATGTTTTGCGTTAGCGAATGTATCTCCTGCGGATTCATCTAGGAAGTTTCTAAGATAGCCTTGCCACTCCATATGGATTGGAGGGATTGGGAAATTAGGGAACAATTGCATATTCTCGCTATTGTCATCTAAGTCAGCTATTGGTGATAATTCTGCATCTTCTAACATAGAGTTTGCAAAGTACCTTCTATCATCTCCTACAATATTTAATTTATCAGCATTAACTCCAGGTCTTCCCCCAAAAATTGGCTGTCCGTACATGTGGGTACCGGAGTTATAATCTCTCTGTCTTTCAATTTCACTATGACTCCTATAATCAGAACCGGCTACAGAACTAGCTGCGACTCCAGGAGCAGCGTAACCTTGGGAGTTAATCTGAGCAATAGCAGTGCCTCCTAAAAGGGATTGGGGAATGGCTTCATCTGTTAAATCCCCATCCCTGTCATTATCTAGCATTTCAGAATATGACATCAAATCAGAAGAAATACCCGCCATCAAACGGAACGGACCATGATTATAATACCCAGCAGCTTTACTTAAATCTACTTTATATGCTCCAGTATCCCCGTAATAATCTAAAGGACCTAATGAGGGTTGGGAGGCATGGGCGTTGGAAGGTGCACCCCATCTACCTGCAGGTCCATGGAATCCAGCAGCACTAGGGTCAACAGTATTAACTTTTAAATTAGATGCTAGTATTCGAGAAGTATCTGCTATGTTCCACATAAAAATTTGGGAACCAGCATA